TGTCGTAACATTTCGTATAAAACTTTACCGTGCTTCTCTACATAATTAAAAAGTATAAGTGTATTCCCTTTCTGTGCAAGAGCTAATTTAGAAATAAACTTATTTCTCTCATCACATCCAACAACAAAATCTATTTCTTCTTGATATGTAGCTTTCTTTAAATTCTTTCTCGTTTCTTCTGGATAATTTAATAACAAACATTGTATTTTTAAATCAGATATATGTTTACCCTTCATCAATTCCTTCGTTGTAATTGCCTTATATACAGTACCAAACAGACCTTCTAGTACCAATTTGTTTGTCTTAGAGTCTGTCAATGTGCCAGTTGTACCAAAACGATATCTACAACTAGTCATTTTTTCAAGTATACCTCTCAATGAATCTGCACTACATAAATGTGCCTCATCTCCTATCACCATACCAAACTGGTCAAAGAATGACTTACCTAAACGATATAATGATTGCCATGTAGAAATGACAATCTTTTTATCTGTGATTTTCTCTCTACCCGAATATATAATATGACATTGTTCCTTAACATTCCATCCTGGCTGATGAGATGAATAATCTTTAAAATCATTATACATCTGTTGCACCAAATTGGTTGTTGGAACTAATATCAATATCTTATCATCATCCAATATTCTTTGATGCCATCTTATTAAAGAATATATAACCAAGCTCTTACCTGATGATGTAGGTGAGAGTAATAAAGTCCTCTCTGATTTTACACAATGCAAAAAAGATTCTACTTGATAATCTCTTGGTACTATTGGTTGATTCTTACAATGAAGATTTAACGAATCAAAAAATTCTTTAATGTCTTTAATTTCTAATCCAGATAACGGCGTTACTTCTAAAACATCTGTCTTGATTGAATAATCGTGTTTAGATGCCCATGTCTTTAAATAAGGATATAAACCAAAATATAATTGTCCTGTACGAATATTGAATAATCGTATTTTACCATCCCACATTTTTGCACGGAATTTTGGATGAAATTTTGCATTAGGAACTTTAAATGAAAAATACTCATTCAATTCATAAGCTATATGTCTTTCACAAGAAATCTGTAAATATGTTTCGTTTTGTTTCCCAACAACAATCACAAAAGTCCCTCACTTAACATTTTCCATTTTATTGCATGACCTATTAACCATGATCTTTGACATAATGAATCTTTTAAAAATTCTTCTATCATTTTAATTTTGTGTTTTTGTCCAGCAATTTTTTGATCTGCTTCAATAATTCTTAAATCTGATTTTAAATATATATCAACATCACCACGCAATACTTTATGGTTAAATGGTTCTTTTTCATATTCTTCAGGATCTGCTTTTCCTTGATAGTATCTCCAGCGTTTCATTCTTATAATATCATACTCGACTTGCATAAAATCTAATGTTTGTCTTTCTTCATATAATAACTGGTTATATTTTGAACACAATTCTGGTGTACGCAATGCTTCATGGTCTAATGAAGAATTATCAATCTTAGAATCTTTACTCATCATACTCTTAACATCTTCAATTTTCATATACTTATTATATCATATTGAAAGAGTATTACAAGCTATATTTTGTCAATGGTAAATGTACTAGTAAAAAGGAATGATGCTTCTACCACTATAGGATCAAGTGTTGATGCAGCTGCGGAGAAATTGATTGGGCCTAGTGCAATTGGAAAAACATCTTTAAAGGATATTTTGTAATTAGAATTTGATTTATTTGTATGAATCATAATAGACATATCTGATTTCATACTATTGGTTGCACTCGATACTGGAGGATTTTTTAAAGATGTAAATTGGGTGAAATTATCAGGGAATCCCATAGACAATAACCAACTATATATTTCCTGATAATTTTGTAAATCTTCGTCTACTAGAAAACTAACATTTAATTGATCGAAAGTAAGTTTCTCTCCTTCGATCGGAATATCAGAAAATGGAGTAGCTTGAAGAGCTGTACCCAAAACCATTCCGGGAATGTTAACTGATTGACAAAAATAGCTTACATTTGGAATCCTAAGAAAACTAGTTTCAAAAGCTACTGTTTGTAATAAATTTAAATTTGTTGGTTGATTTAATATAGCCATGATATTATTATTTATAATACTTAAACCCTAACTAACATAACAAGTTTAACACTAGAAACAGCTCAAGTCAAGCTAAAATAAAAAAGAGGGTGGCCGAAACCACCCTCCTCTATATTCAAAACGCAAACTTACATCAAGTTAGTAACTAGTACCTTACGGTAATAGGTATTAGCATGCTGTGTGTTCGCGGTGAAAGGATTAGCAACTAGACCATAACGGGTCTTGAAACCAATTTTCGGCTGGAACGTATTCTCGCCCATAGCACGAACCATTTGTAATGGAACGTAAGGACAATAAAACATACCAGCATCATATGAACTAGAACCCTTATAACCTACACAATACATCTGTCCAACTTCAGAGGTGTAGTAAGGATCAACATATACTTTCATACCATTCATTGTACCAGCAAAAGTACTCATTGTATCGTCAGCTTTGATATTGGTATCAATAGCAGGGGCATAATCCAAAACACCGGCCATTGCCAAAGCAGAAGCAACATCAGCAGAACAGATTACAAAATTTCCTCGACCACGCCTTGTGGTGTGTCCGATTTCATTTCGATCACGTTCAATCTGATACAAAAGTCCTTTGAATTTTTCAACAGACCAACGACCATTAGAGTCTGTATCTAAATCAAATGTGTATTGTGTTGCTGTATCAACAGAAGCACCACGTTTTGCTGAGTAGTAAATAGTACGAATTACTTCTCGATTAATTTCCTGCAGGATCTCTGTAGAAAGAATATTCGCAAGTTCTGTTTCAGCATCCAAACCGTGAACGGCTTTTAGATCCTGAGCAAGTTCTGTTGAGTACTCAGCTTTGAGAGCTCTTGAAACAGCTGTCACGGATGATTTCTCAATCGTGAATGCCATCTCGCTGAAAGAATTAGCAGCGGCATCACCCATTGCTTCAGCAGATGCTGTTGACATACCATCACCAGTATTCCATGTACCCGTAAACGGATTAGCAGAACTTGTGGTTGTTGTATGAGCAGTAGTTGCAGCGGCGTTAGCTTCTGAATGTCCTGTGTCAGCTTCGTCAGCAGCAGTACCTAAAGCACCAAATGCTTCACCAGCATTACCAGCACCAGTAAACCCATCGTACTTAGAACGCATAGCAAAAATGAGTCCCGTAGGTCCAGACATTGGCTGAACACCACAAACATCATAAGCAATCATTTGAGGCATTGCGCGTCGAACTAGAGCAATCAAAATTGGATCCCATTTAGCAACACCAGCTGTATCAGGCATAGCGCCCGCACTTACTGTAGGTGCAGCTTCTTGAAGAAACTTCTCTTGATTCTCAAGTAGACGTAAAGTTACATCTCTTTTATAAGTATCTTTAATTTCTGGAAGGTCGGCATGATCCATCACGCTTTTCCATTTCTCAGAAACAGATTCAGACATATACATATTACTTACTCCTTTAATATTAGTTAATTAATTAAATTTAAAACTTCACTCATTCCATAAATTTATTTACGAATTGACTTAGAAATTGCATCCAGAACATTTGTCATTGAAGCATCACCTGTTCCATCCGTTACTGGTTTATTTGTAGCTGCAGTTTCTTTATTGTCATTGTCTACCTTTTGATCTGACTTAAAGTAGCTATTTTTAATAACATTGAGTTTCTCTCGATATTGTTCATCAGTTTCAAATGAAACATCTTCGGTTAACTCTTTCATTTTTTCAACATCAGTATCAACCATTCCATCTGTAATATCTCGGAACGCGTCTTTAGCTTTGTATGTATTAAGTTCTTTCACGGTATCCATATGTTTAGCTGATTGTTCGTCAAGTTTTTCTTCCAACTCTTTATTCTCGACAACAAGACTTTCAAAGACATCTTCCTTCTCTTTTGGAACGTCAATATAATGCTCTTCAAACAACTTCTTCAAACCAGAAATAAAACTCTCTGTAACTTCGTTGCGAACACCTTGTTCAACAGCGAGTTTATTTTCTTCCATCCATTCTTTTATTGCATAGTTCAAATAAGTATCCATCTTTTCTGTCATATCTGCTTGCAAAGTTTCTGTACGCTCATCATTTTCAATTTTATTTTCGTCACGAATTTGTTTACGAATCTTAGCTATTTTAGATTTGACAGCTGCTTCAAAAATTGTTGCAGCTTTTGTTTTGAACTCCTCTGAAAGATCCTCTCCATCAATCAATGCAGAAACGTCTTCAGAAACATCTACTTCGATTTCCTCATCCTTCTTAGACTTTTTAGACTCATCTTCCTCTTCCTTTTCATCATCACCACCATCTTTTTTCTTTTTCTTGGCAATTGCCTTTTTCAATGCTGGTGGGAGTTCGCCTTCTTCAACTTCTTCTTCCTCTTCTTCTTCATCCTTAGAAGATTTTTTAGCTTCTTTCTTAGATTTCTTTTTGGTTTCTACTTCTTCTTCCTCTTCTTCTTCCTCATCATCTTTTTTATCTAAACCGAATCCATCTTCTTTTTTAGTTTTCGCATCAGCTTTTTTCGCTGCTTCCATAATTTTCTCCTCAATTTCTCCATCCTCTACTTGTTCGTCTTTAGCCATTTTAATACTCCTTTAAGTACAATTTTGGTTACTATATATTTATAAGATTACAATTTTCCAAGAAATTTCTCAAACATTTCCAATTTTTTAGCTTCTAAATCACGATAGCTTGATGATAAAATTGATTTTTTCACCAAATCAGCATCTCTTTCACGAATAATATCACCATCCCACCAAAATTCTTTGCCTTCCATAATGCCATTTACAAATGCATCAGGAGCTGACGGGTCAGCAACAATATCAACTGTGGATAAAACAAAATCTTTCTGTACTTCATTTACACCACTTTTATTTGTTTTAATACTTCCCATTCCTCTGGAAGATACACCAAGTTTGACACCCTCACTAATAAAATTCTTAACGATCTTACCGTTTGGTGTGTCCATTACTTTTGCTTTACCAATAAAATTCTTACCATCTTCATAAAGTTCTTTAATAACATGAGAAACTCTATCTAAATTAATAACAGGACCCATAGGATGACCAAGCTCACCAAGAGCTCGACCTTCTTTAACATAATTTTTGTTGAATTTTTTAACTTCTTTTTTTAGAACAGAAAAGGGATATACTCTACCATTCTGATTTTTAATATCAGATTGCATAAAGATACCTTGTATATATTGTTCCTTACCATTTCCTTCAACAATATATTCTATCTCATTAGTATGTTCTGTTATTAACTTCATCATTCCTCTCCCTTTTGATCTACGGTTTCTGGTGTTACAGAAATTGATTCGGGTTCCCCCGGTTCGGGTATATTTAATTTAAATGCATCTTTAAATCTATCAATAGCACCATATGCTTTATCTTTTAAAATTGCACCCAAATCATTGCTTGCTCTTGTATATCTTTTATCTATAATATTTTTTACAAGAACATTTTTTATATCACTCATATCATTTTCCTTTCGTTAAATCTTCTATATTTTTTGTAATAAAAGAATCATTATTTATCATATCTCGTAAATAATCTTCATTGAGATCAAACTTAACTGCTGCTTCTGATATTGCTGTATTAATTTTTACAATACCATATATATCAGTCAACTCAAAAGAATATTTAATAGCTTCAATAATATTTTCTGAATTTTGACTTATATTTTGTCTATACTTTTTTATAAAACTTGATTTCATGGTCAAGGATTAATTAAATCAGGATTAATTGTAAAATCATCTGGATCACCACCACTCTTTTTAATATCCATATCTATCTGAGCTTGTTCATCAGGAGTCTGGTGTAATACATTTGTTCTTACCCATTTATCAGAAACATATTTACCAATATATTCATCCATTGTTGATAGTAACTCAAATCTCTCTCGCATGATCTCATTATTTTTTAATTCAGAAAAATGAGAATCTCTTGTCCACACATATGTAAGATTATCTTTAATATCAAACCAATCTTCTTCTTTAATAATTCCTTTAAGAATTAATTGTATCTTTAACAAAGATGTAAAAAGATGAGAAAATCTATGTCGTAACTTAGCTACAAACTTTGAAAATTTTAATTCATCTCTTGTAATTTCTGTTGCCCTACCAAGATTAAATGCTGTTTGTTCAGTTCCTTCAATTCTTGAAATAGGAACATTCAAAGACTGATAGAGTTTCTTCCTAAAATATTCTATGTCCTCAATCTCTCCAAGATTTTGACCAGAAGGTAATGTACTAATTTCAGTACCACGACCACCTTCTCTCCTGGGTAACCAGAAATCTTCCAACATTGACATCTGTTTAGTCTGATCTTCTACTTCACCCGTCTGTGCATTATATACAATTTTTTGTTTATATCTATCCATTACAGAACGTAAATACTGTTCTGCTTTCAACTTTGGAAGATTACCAACATCAATATAAAATATTCTTCGTTCTGGTGCTCTCGCTAATCTATAGATAACAAGTGCATCTTCGATCATTCGTAATTGATTAAACGGTTTAATTGCTTTATACAAATAACCAATTACAATCTGTTTTTGACTTTCAATTAAACCAGAGTGCAAATAACAAATTGCATCTGGTGATACCTTAACAGCATTTTGCTGTGAAGGAATTATTGTTTGTGCAAATGCATTTGAACCAGTTGTTTCTGGTGTATAAACAAAATATTCCTCAACATTTTCAACTATATCAACACCAGTAGTTTCATCTTTATGTTTTGTTACCTCTCGAACCTTTTTGATATTTAATGCATCAATAGGAATTAGTTCTTTAATACCTTCTTTTACTTTAGTTTCGTCAACAACAATATGATGATACACTCTTGCATCTACATACCATTTTTTAAAAAGATCGTGACCTGTTTCATTAAAGTCCAAGAGTTTACAAATTGTTTTAAACTCGGATGTAATCTTTTCTTTAATTGCACTACCCTGATCTATATTTTCTAAATTAATAGCAATAGCAGGTTTACCATCTTCATGTATTACAGCTTCATTTACTATGTCGTCAACTGCTGCATCACATTCTTGTGTCATAACCATTTCACGATATTTCTGTACCAAAACATTTTCATCTTTTGCATCAATATCTAAATTAAGATAGTGACCATGAATACCACCACCTTCAACAACTGTTTGAGCACCATCAAGATTTTCAGGCGTAACAAATGTTTTTGCCTTTTTGTTTTTTTTAGACTGTATCTCAAAACCAAATAATTCAAATGCCATAGAATTTACTCCGTTATATTAAAGATGAAGGGGGAGATTAATCTCCCCCTTTTCAAAATTAGAAATTAGCACTACCACCAATTGTTACTCCACCAAGATTGATAGAACCACTGATTGAAACATCAACACCACCAGTAGATGAACCATCCATACCAGCACCATCAACAACCCAATTATTGACTGCAAATGTTACTGCATATTCTTCAGGTGTTCCACCAGAATCCATTGTCAAATCAATCTGTGCAACTTCAGTAGGAAGAATATCTTGTAAACGATATGTTCTAATTGTGTTTCCACTTCGTCCGAGTTGCTGTACAGTAGCTTGTCCATATACATTAGCTGCAGGTAAAGAACTCGTATTTTGTGAATGATTAGAAATTTGATTCATCCATTCTTCCATCGCTGTTCGATTTTGCCAATCCGGATCATTTAAGATTGTTACTGTCCAATCATTAAATGTTCTATCGCCAGGGATTGCCAAGTTACGACCTCGAAATGGTATTTCAAGTTTAGCAATTGATGAAGCAGGGATATGAGTAGCTTTTCCCAAAAACTGTAAATTCATCTGCCCAAATACTGGTGCAGTAATAGAACATTGAAACAGATTCGGTCGAACGCCACCCCTAAAGTTATTTTTGAAATCAGAAATTGTTGCCATTTTTAAACTCCTTTAAGTTTTAATAGTATTTATACGATTAACCACCGATTTCTGAAAAAGAAACATCAGAACGAGCGGCAATAAAGTTCAACTGAATATAATTGATAGAACGTGATGGTTTGATATAAATATCACCAACAAAATTATTCGTATCAATAACCTGTCCAGTATTATTTGAACCGTCACATACTACTTTAAAATCCGTAATACCACGGCGTCCTTGGACTTCTCTCAAGAAGGGTTCAACCAAATTAACAAATTGAGCTCTTGTAAATTCATCATTAAACTCAAATAACATAGCCTTTGCAGCAATAGAAATTGCTTTCTCCAAAACAATAAACAATCTTCGTACATTAATTCGATCAAATGCACTCGGAACTGTCTGCATTGTCTTATCACCCCATAAAAGAACTCCCGCACCTGTCATGGTAATTATTGGGTTAATATTATTTTTATACATTTCATCTCGGTCTGCCTTTGTTGGCTCCCAAGAAAGTTTAACAATATTCTTAATCGTTCCACGATTCATACCAGCAGGTGACCACCATGCATCATTCGTGAAATCTGTTCTTGCACAAAGACCAGCAATATCTCCGTTCATTGGAACATAACGGAAAACATCATTATAACGATCATACTGATATTTCCATGCTCCATCCATTACAGCATAACTAGAAGAACCAAGAGTTGTACTATCTGCTTTAAGTGCAGCTACTTGTCCAGTTCCAGCATTAACAACAGATGCAGAATTAGGAGATACAAATGCAACACAATCTTTTCGTGCTTCTGCTTTTCCTTTAATGTATTGTCCATCAGCAGTATCAGCCATTCCACCTAACCAAAGTGTAATGTCTACAACTTCTGGTTCTGCAAATAAATCTATTGCTGCTCGTAACAATCCACTTGTTAAATTACCAGCACCATAAACATTATCTGAAACACCAAGTGTTAAAGAACCACCAATAATTCGTTTACCAACTGTTGCATGATTTAATCGTTTAAAAAGACTACCTGCCATGACACTTCCTGCATCAACATAACTTCCACCAGTATCGACTGATAAAGTTGAAAACTGTGCTGGAAGTCCTGCCCAAATATATTTTGATTCATTACGCAAAACAGTTGAAACATAATTACT